ATGCAGGGTGAGATTGTGGCGCTGGTCCACAGCCACCCCGGTGGTCTGCCCTGGCTGAGTGAGGCTGACCGGCGGCTGCAGGTGCAGAGCGATTTGCCGTGGTGGCTGGTCTGCCGGGGGACGATTCATAAGTTCCGCTGTGTGCCGCATCTCACCGGGCGGCGCTTTGAGTACGGGGTGACGGACTGTTACACGCTGTTCCGGGATGCTTATCATCTGGCGGGGATTGAGATGCCGGATTTTCATCGCGGGGATGACTGGTGGCGTCACGGTCAGAATCTCTATCTTGACAATATGGAGGCTACTGGTTTTTACCGTGTCGCACTGACAGAGGCGCAGCCGGGCGATGTGCTGCTGTGCTGTTTTGGTTCATCGGTGCCGAATCACGCCGCCATTTACTGCGGCGACGGTGAGCTGCTGCACCATATTCCTGAACAACTGAGTAAACGAGAGAGGTATACCGACAAATGGCAGCGACGCACACACTCCCTCTGGCGTCACCGGGAATGGCACGCATCTGCCTTTACGGGGATTTGCAACGATTTGGCCGCCGCATCGACCTTCGTGTGAAAACGGGGGCTGAAGCCATCCGCGCACTGGCCACACAGCTCCCGGCGTTTCGTCAGAAACTGAGCGACGGCTGGTATCAGGTACGGATTGCCGGGCGGGATGCAGGAGAAACCGAATTATCATCCCGTCTTAATGAGCCGCTGGCAAATGGTGCCGTGATCCACATCGTGCCGCGTCTTGCGGGAGCAAAAAGTGGCGGTGTGTTTCAGGCGGTGCTGGGTGCGGCGTTGATTGCTACGGCAATCTGGATGCCGGGGATCAGTATCGCTTTCAGTGACATTCTCTTTTCAATGGGTGCGGCGATGACGCTTGGTGGTGTGGCGCAGATGCTGGCACCGAAAGCCAGAACTCCCCGTACACAGACAACGGATAACGGCAAACAGAACACCTATTTCTCCTCACTGGATAACATGGTTGCCCAGGGCAATGTCCTGCCTGTTCTGTACGGTGAAATGCGCGTGGGGTCACGTGTGGCATCTCAGGAGATCAGCACGGCAGATGAAGGGGATGGTGGTCAGGTTGTGGTAATTGGGCGGTAATATTATTTTACTCATGTTCTAACTAATTTAATATTTATATCGAACACTGATAATTATTCTATTGGTTAGCTATATGAACAAAACGATTTTATTCTGCACGATTATTGCCTTAACAGGATGTAAATCTTTGGATTACGTAAAATCCGGAAAACCTGTAATGGAAGGTAATTCATTAAAAAATATTGATGAATTGTCAGGCTGCATATCCAGACAATGGGCTGGTAATGGAACACCTATAACATCCCTTCCTATTGAGAATGGGGTAAGCCTTTTAGTTCCACAGGCTATGGGGGGATATGATGTTGTGCTTGATATCAAAAAAGCAGGAAATGGCAGTAGTTTTACTCTTTATGAACGTGTACCAGCATTAACGCCAAAAATTTTTGCTGATAGTGTTAATGCATGTAAATAATAGTTAATCCTGTCGTAACTCATGAGCCGCCTTTTGGGCGGCTTTGTTGTTTATGGAGTGTGAGGAATGGGTAAAGGAAGCAGTAAGGGGCATACCCCGCGCGAAGCGAGGGACAACCTGAAGTCCACGCAGCTGCTGAGTGTGATCGATGCCATCAGCGAAGGGCCGGTTGAAGGTCCGGTGGATGGATTAAAAAGCGTGCTGCTGAACAGTACGCCGGTGCTGGACACTGAGGGGAATACCAACATCGCCGGTGTCACGGTGGTGTTCCGTGCCGGTGAGCAGGAGCAGACACCGCCGGAGGGGTTTGAATCCTCCGGCTCCGAGACGGTGCTGGGTACGGAAGTGAAATATGACACGCCGATCACCCGCACCATTACGTCTGCAAACATCGACCGTCTGCGCTTTACCTTCGGTGTACAGGCACTGGTGGAAACCACCTCAAAGGGTGACAGGAATCCGTCGGAAGTCCGTCTGCTGGTTCAGATACAGCGTAATGGTGGCTGGGTGACGGAAAAAGACATCACCATTAAGGGCAAAACCACCTCGCAGTATCTGGCCTCGGTGGTGGTGGGTAACCTGCCGCCGCGCCCGTTCAATATACGGATGCGCAGGATGACGCCGGACAGCACCACAGACCAGCTGCAGAACAAAACGCTCTGGTCGTCATACACCGAAATCATCGATGTGAAACAGTGCTACCCGAACACGGCACTGGTCGGCATGCAGGTGGATTCGGAGCAGTTCGGCAGCCAGCAGGTGAGCCGTAATTATCATCTGCGCGGGCGCATTCTACAGGTGCCGTCGAACTATAACCCGCAGACGCGGCAATACAGCGGTATCTGGGACGGAACGTTTAAGCCAGCATACAGCAACAACATGGCCTGGTGTCTGTGGGATATGCTGACCCATCCGCGCTACGGCATGGGGAAACGTCTTGGTGCGGCGGATGTGGACAAATGGGCGCTGTATGTCATCGGCCAGTATTGCGATCAGTCAGTGCCGGATGGCTTTGGTGGCACGGAGCCGCGCATCACCTGTAATGCCTACCTGACCACACAGCGTAAGGCGTGGGATGTGCTCAGTGATTTCTGCTCTGCGATGCGCTGTATGCCGGTATGGAACGGGCAGACGCTGACGTTCGTGCAGGACCGACCGTCGGATAAGGTGTGGACCTATAACCGCAGTAATGTGGTGATGCCGGATGATGGTGCGCCGTTCCGCTACAGCTTCAGCGCCCTGAAGGACCGCCATAATGCCGTTGAGGTGAACTGGATTGACCCGAATAACGGCTGGGAGACGGCGACAGAGCTTGTGGAGGACACGCAGGCCATTGCCCGTTACGGTCGTAACGTCACGAAGATGGATGCTTTTGGCTGTACCAGCCGGGGGCAGGCACACCGCGCCGGGCTGTGGCTGATTAAAACAGAACTGCTGGAAACGCAGACCGTGGACTTCAGCGTGGGCGCAGAAGGGCTTCGCCATGTACCGGGCGATGTTATTGAAATCTGCGATGATGACTATGCCGGTATCAGCACCGGTGGTCGTGTGCTGGCGGTGAGCAGCCAGACCCGGACGCTGACGCTCGACCGTGAAATCACGCTGCCATCCTCCGGCACCACGCTGATAAGCCTGGTTGACGGAAGTGGCAATCCGGTCAGCGTGCAGGTCCAGTCCGTCACCGACGGCGTGAAGGTGAAAGTGAGCCGGGTTCCTGACGGCGTTGCAGAATACAGCGTGTGGGGGCTGAAGTTGCCGACGTTGCGCCAGCGCCTGTTCCGCTGCGTGAGTATCCGTGAGAACGACGACGGCACGTATGCCATCACCGCCGTGCAGCATGTACCGGAAAAAGAAGCCATCGTGGATAACGGGGCGCACTTTGACGGCGACCAGAGCGGCACGGTGAATGGTGTCACGCCGCCAGCGGTGCAGCATCTGACCGCAGAAGTCACCGCAGACAGCGGGGAATACCAGGTGCTGGCCCGCTGGGACACGCCGAAGGTGGTGAAGGGCGTGAGCTTCCTGCTTCGCCTGACCGTGGCAGCGGATGACGGCCGTGAGCGGCTGGTCAGCACGGTCCGGACGGCGGAAACCACATACCGCTTCACGCAACTGGCGCTGGGACGGTACACGCTGACAGTCCGGGCGGTAAATGCGTGGGGACAGCAGGGCGATCCGGCATCGGTATCGTTCCGGATTGCCGCACCGGCAGCGCCGTCGCGGATTGAGCTGACGCCGGGCTATTTTCAGATAACCGCCACGCCGCATCTTGCGGTTTATGACGGAAGAGCACACGTCTGAACGGATTGAGCTGACGCCGGGCTATTTTCAGATAACCGCCACGCCGCATCTTGCGGTTTATGACCCGACGGTACAGTTTGAGTTCTGGTTCTCGGAAAAACGGATTGCGGATATCAGGCAGGTTGAAACCAGCGCGCGTTATCTTGGTACGGCACTGTACTGGATAGCCGCCAGTATCAATATCAAACCGGGCCATGATTATTATTTTTACGTTCGCAGTGTGAACACCGTTGGTAAATCGGCATTTGTGGAGGCCGTTGGTCGGGCGAGCGATGATGCGGAAGGTTATCTGAATTTTTATAAAGGGTTGATCAATAAAACGCATCTCGGCAAGGAACTGCTGGAAAACTTTGAGCTGACGGAAGATAACGCCAGCAAACTGGAGGAGTTTTCGAAAGAGTGGAAGGACGCCAACGATAAATGGAATGCCATGTGGGGCGTCAAAATTGAGCAGACCAAAGACGGCAAACATTATGTCGCGGGGCTTGGCCTCAGCATGGAGGATACGGAGGAAGGCAAACTGAGCCAGTTCCTGGTTGCCGCTAACCGTATCGCGTTTATTGACCCGGCAAACGGGAATGAAACGCCGATGTTTGTGGCGCAGGGCAACCAGATATTCATGAACGACGTGTTCCTGAAGCGCCTGACGGCCCCCACCATTACCAGCGGCGGTAATCCTCCGGCATTTTCCCTGACACCGGACGGGCGGCTGACGGCGAAAAATGCCGATATCAGCGGTAACGTGAATGCGAACTCCGGGACGCTCAACAACGTCACGATTAACGAAAACTGTCGGGTTCTGGGAAAACTGTCCGCCAACCAGATTGAAGGCGATCTCGTTAAAACAGTGGGCAAAGCTTTCCCCCGGGACTCCCGTGCACCGGAGCGGTGGCCATCAGGGACCATTACCGTCAGGGTTTATGACGATCAGCCGTTTGACCGGCAGATTGTTATTCCGGCGGTGGCATTCAGCGGCGCTAAACATGAGAAAGAGCATACTGATATTTACTCCTCATGCCGTCTGATAGTGCGGAAAAACGGTGCTGAAATTTATAACCGTACCGCGCTGGATAATACGCTGATTTACAGTGGTGTTATTGATATGCCTGCCGGTCACGGTCACATGACACTGGAGTTTTCGGTGTCAGCATGGCTGGTGAATAACTGGTATCCCACAGCAAGTATCAGCGATTTGCTGGTTGTGGTGATGAAGAAATCCACCGCAGGCATCAGTATCAGCTGAATTTTATAACCCATATACGGGCGCCAGAAATGGCGCCTTTTTTATTGCAGAAAAGCGAGAGGTAATTATGCGTAAAGTTTGTGCAGCCATTTTGTCCGCAGCCATCTGTCTGTCCGTATCTGGTGCGCCTGCATGGGCGTCTGAACATCAGTCCACACTGAGCGCGGGGTATCTTCATGCCCGTACGAACGCTCCCGGCAGCGATAATCTGAACGGGATTAACGTGAAATACCGTTATGAGTTTACGGACGCGCTGGGGCTGATTACGTCCTTCAGTTATGCCAATGCTGAAGATGAGAAAAAAACGCACTACAGCGATACCCGCTGGCATGAAGATTCCGTGCGTAACCGCTGGTTCAGCGTGATGGCGGGGCCGTCTGTACGCGTGAATGAATGGTTCAGCGCGTATGCGATGGTGGGTGTGGCTTACAGCCGTGTGTCGACTTTCTCCGGGGATTATCTCCGCGTAACTGACAACAAGGGGAAAACGCACGATGTGCTGACCGGAAGTGATGACGGTCGCCACAGCAACACGTCTCTGGCGTGGGGGGCTGGCGTGCAGTTTAACCCGACCGAATCCGTGACCATTGACCTTGCTTATGAAGGTTCCGGTAGTGGCGACTGGCGAACGGATGCATTTATTGTTGGTATCGGATACCGTTTCTGACAACAGACGCCGATTTATCTTCTGTAAATATTGTTATGATACGCAGGTTCATCCACCTTATGGGGTGAACTGCGTTTGAGGAAACGTAAAGTTACACTGTCCTGAAGCCCGTGGCGTCACTGCTGCGGGCTTTTTTATTGGTGGAAAAGTATGACAGTAAAAATTTCTGGCGTGCTTAAAGATGGCACAGGAAAACCAGTACAGAACTGCACCATTGTGCTGAAGGCCAGACGAACCAGCAGCACGGTGGTGGTGAACACGGTGGCCTCTGAAAATCCGGATGAAGCCGGACGTTACAGCATGGATGTTGAGCATGGTCAGTACAGCGTCACCCTGCTGGTTGAAGGTTTTCCGCCTTCACATGCCGGGACCATCACCGTGTATGAAGATTCCCGACCCGGTACGCTGAATGATTTTCTCGGTGCCATGACGGAGGATGATGCCCGTCCTGAGGCACTGCGCCGTTTTGAACTGATGGTGGAAGAGGTGGCGCGTAACGCGTCCGCGGTGGCACAGAACACGGCAGCCGCGAAGAAGTCAGCCAGCGATGCCAGCATATCTGCCAGTGAGGCGGCAACCCATGCGACTGATGCTGCAGGCTCAGCACGTGCAGCCAGCACATCAGCCGGGCAGGCCGCGACGTCGGCTCAGTCAGCGTCTTCCAGCGCAGGAACGGCATCAACAAAGGCTACTGAAGCATCAAAAAGTGCTGCCGCTGCAGAGTCCTCAAAAAGCGCGGTGGCTACCAGTGCCGGTGCGGCGAAAACGTCAGAAACGAATGCGGCAGCGTCACAACAATCAGCAGCCACTTCTGCATCCACCGCGACCACGAAAGCGTCAGAAGCAGCCACTTCAGCACGGGATGCGGCGGCCTCAAAAGAGGCAGCGAAGACATCCGAAACGAACGCGAAAGCCTCGGAAACCAGCGCAGAATCCTCAAAAACGGCTGCCGCATCGTCCGCCAGTTCGGCGGCGTCATCGGCATCATCTGCGTCTGCTTCAAAAGATGAGGCGACCAGACAGGCGTCAGCAGCAAAGGGCAGCGCCACGACGGCATCCACGAAGGCGACAGAGGCAGCTGGCAGTGCGACGGCGGCAGCTCAGAGCAAAAGTACGGCGGAATCCGCGGCAACGCGCGCCGAGACAGCGGCAAAACGGGCAGAGGATATTGCATCCGCCGTGGCGCTTGAGGATGCAAGTACGACGAAAAAGGGGATAGTACAGCTCAGCAGTGCAACCAACAGCACATCTGAAACGCTTGCCGCGACACCGAAGGCAGTTAAAGCAGCGAATGACAATGCGAATGGCAGGGTACCATCTAACCGAAAAGTTAACGGGAAAGCACTGACTGCGGATATAACATTAACACCGAAAGATATTGGCACTTTAAATTCAGTAACGATCTCTTTCTCTGGCGGGGCAGGGTGGTTCAAACTGGCAACGGTTACCATGCCACAAGCGAGTTCCATCGTTTACATCGCATTGATTGGTGGCGCTGGATTTAACGTGGGGGCACCTCAACAGGCAGGTATATCTGAACTGGTTCTACGAGCAGGCAATGGAAACCCCAAAGGGATTACCGGAGCTTTGTGGAAGCGTACAGCCGTCGGATTAACGAATTTCGCCTGGATCAACACATCCGGCGATATATATGATATTTACGTTGAGATTGGCAATTATGCGACGAGTGTAAATATCCATTGGGATTGTACTACAAATGCGTCAGTTTCTATTTATACCTCGCTAACATATTCAGCGAGTAAGCCTTCCAGCGTTACCGATGGTGTTGTTTATACGATGTATAGCTCACATCAGAAACCTACACCATCAGATATTGGAGCGCTGCCAACAACTGGAGGGACTATTTCAGGTCCGTTGTCTGTTACTGATGGGATCACCGGGGCACTGAAGGGGAACGCCGATACCGCGACGAAACTTGCGGCAGACCCAAAAATTAACGGTGTTAAGTTTGATGGCTCGGCGGATATTAACCTCACGCCGGAAAATATTGGTGCATTTGCCCGACGTTCGACGGGGGCTTATGCGGATTCGGATGGAGCCGTTCCCTGGAATGCCGAATCAGGCGCTTACAATGTCACCCGCTCTGGCGACAGCTATATTCTGGTTAACTTCTATACCGGAGTCGGAAGTTGCCGGACCCTGCAGATGAAGGCGCATTACAGAAATCGTGGTCTGTTCTACCGTTCTTCAAGAGACGGTTATGGTTTTGAGGAAGACTGGGCAGAAGTTTATACCTCGAAAAATCTTCCACCAGAAAGCTACCCAGTCGGCGCACCAATCCCGTGGCCATCAGATACCGTTCCGTCTGGTTATGCCCTGATGCAGGGGCAGACTTTTGACAAATCTGCTTACCCGAAACTTGCAGCTGCTTATCCGTCAGGCGTGATCCCTGATATGCGTGGCTGGACGATTAAGGGCAAACCTGCCAGTGGTCGAGCCGTATTATCTCAGGAACAGGACGGCATTAAATCGCACACCCACAGCGCCAGTGCATCCAGTACGGATTTGGGGACGAAAACCACGTCGTCGTTTGATTATGGTACTAAGTCTTCAAATGCCACTGGTGACCATAACCACAGCCGAGGCACTATGGAAATTACCGGTACTCTCGGTTACTTCAGAAGTGATAGCGGTAATTTCTATACAGCAAGTGGAGCATTTACACTGGGTGGCTCTGCGCCAGCCCATGGATTTACGGGCTCTCAATTTACTTATGGTGTTCCTGTAAACTTTAACGCTTCCAGAACCTGGTCTGGTGCCACAAGCACTACAGGTAACCATGCGCACTCTGTTCCAATTGGTGCTCATGCGCACTCCGTTGCGATTGGTTCACATGGACACACCATCACCGTTAACGCTGCTGGTAACGCGGAAAACACCGTCAAAAACATCGCATTTAACTATATTGTGAGGCTTGCATAATGGCATTCAGAATGAGTGAACAAGCACGGACCATAAAAATTTATAATCTGCTGGCCGGAACTAATGAATTTATTGGTGAAGGTGACGCATATATTCCGCCTCATACAGGTCTGCCAGCAAACAGTACCGATATTGCACCACCAGATATTCCTGCTGGCTTTGTGGCTGTTTTCAACAGTGATGAGTCATCGTGGCATCTCTTTGAAGACCATCGGGGTAAAACGGTTTATGACGTAGCGTCAGGGGACGAGTTATTTATTTCTGAACTCGGTCCGTTACCGGAAAATGTTACCTGGTTATCGCCGGAAGGGGAGTTTCAGAAGTGGAACGGCACAGCTTGGGTGAAGGATACGGAAGCAGAAAAACTGTTCCGGATCCGGGAGGCGGAAGAAACAAAAAACAACCTGATGCAGGTAGCCAGTGAGCATATTGCGCCGCTTCAGGATGCTGCAGATCTGGAAATTGCAACGGAGGAAGAAACCTCATTGCTGGAAGCCTGGAAAAAGTATCGGGTGTTGCTGAACCGTGTTGATACATCAACTGCACCTGATATTGAGTGGCCTGCGGTCCCTGTTATGGAGTAATCGTTTTGTGATATGCCGCAGCAACTTGTCATGGCAGGATACTGCGGCTGATTTGTGAATTTAAATAGTGTGTTTATTGCTTTATATATAAAGGATTTAATGGATTACATATCTATGATATCCCTGAAATGTCCTCTTCAAGCTCTTTTACTGATTTCGCAATTTTAAATTTAAATTTTCTCTCTATTTCACTATTGCTAAGTTTTTTTTCATTCTCTTTCCCTATCCACATAGAAACAATTTCTCGTTTCTGAGATATATGTAGATTGTCAAAGTTAGGTATGTATTTAAAAGTCTCCGCTCTACCCCTGCGGAGTTCATAGAAAGTTTTAATCAAAGACTTTGGTTTTATTTCTGATGAAAGGCCGAATCGGCGGATAAGATTATTGATCGTATGATTAACAGCTCGAAGTTGAGCTGTTGACGTTATTTGTGAGAAGTACGATACCCATCCCAATCGTTTACCTTCAAACACACATCCCGTAATTCTAAGATTTAGTTTCCACTGACAATATGCAACAGCTCGTTCTTTATCGCGCTTATTTTTAGCTTGTAGTAGAGCGTGTCTATATGCAGTAAAAATTTTTGCTAAGGATGACTCAAATCTAAGAATGCTCTCATGTTTTATCAATAATTCTCGATTTTTTATGTGGTAGCCCAAAAAGTTGAAACTTTCATCCAAGCTGCCTACTTTGGATTTTGAGTTCTCTTCATTTAATGGATGTGGGTTTAAATTTAATGATTGAAGCTTATCAATGATATGAGATGCAATTTTTGTTGCTTGATCTTTTTGCGTTAAAATAAGAATGTCATCAACGTATCGCATGTACCATATGTCATGCATTTTATTGATTTCATTGTCGAAATCAGATAGTGATATTTCAGCTAAAATGTTTGATATTGCTAACCCCTGAGGTACTCCTCTGGTATTATTAGGGACACCTTTGCTTCCTGTACTTCCACTTACAGTAGGCACGATTAATGATGATGTTATTAACTGCCTAATTTCTTTTTTTCTAATCTTATTTTTTATTGCATTAAATATCAATTTATGTTCAATTGAAGGATAGAAACTTTTGAGATCTATTTTTGCATATTCAGCATATAGATCGCTGTTTAATGCATTTTTCAATAAGTCAATTACTGTATGTGGTAGTTTTAATCTGGAGTTAGGATATATTTCTGTAAGGCATTCACAGAGAGCCCTAAGGGTAATTCTGTCCCTGGCAGTTGGTATGGAAATCTGTCTGGGGATAGAGTTAGCCCCTTTAGATATTAATTTTTCTTTATATGCTGTAAATTTATAATTTCCACAATTAACCTTTTCAAAAATAAAAGTGATCTCATTCTTTATTGTTAAATCAAGTTTTGATGGACGAATCCGATCTATGCCAATCGCTCCTGATTCTTTGATTTTTTCATTGTATACTTTTAGAAGGTTTTTTTTCGAGAATGACTTTTTAAAAACTCTGCTTGCATTCATAGTCAATCCAAAGACATATTAATGGGAGGATATAAAGGCCGACAGTAATAAACATTCGACGTAATATCCATAATTTAACAATTATTTTTTCTTTTTGTGTGGGGAGTCTAGTCGTAAGTCCAACTTGAGTTACCCTTGAAACTTTATCATCTATGTCACGATGATTCTCAACCTCATTGAGCAAATTAAAATATTTTTCTTTCTGTTCAAGAGTTAACTGTTGGCCGTTATTAATATCAAAATAGAGTCTCTGTAGTGCAATATAATTCCTTCTCATGGCTATTGCTCGACCACGATAATCTAGGTTAGATACGATCAGAGAAATACCCAGTAGAGCCACTGAAAGTATTGCCGCAACGATATCTGTATTATCTCCTAGAAATTTTGGAAATCGTAACGTTATAATTGAAAGTACCGCACTCAATATAGCATACCAAACGAGGATAAATTGAGAGTGTTTTTCAAGCCATTCTAGTCTATGGTGCGCTTGAATACGGGCTTTATATGTAAACCAAATATTTTCATGCAT